CACTACCGTTCGTATGGGAGGCTAATGCGTTAAGCATCCCGGATCAAGATTGGAGAGACATGGGTGATATAATTATTCATGGTATGCAAAATTTAAAGCATGCCAACGGAGCTACTGATTCTGTTACAGTAAGTGTATTTGCTTGGGCAACTGATGTTACCCTTGCAGTGCCAACTGCAAACGAACCAGGAGCTCTCTCTCCACAGGCAGGTGAGTACCGCCCCCAAGCTGACGAATATGGGAGAGGAATTGTTTCCAAACCCGCAAGTATCGTGGCGCGTGCCGCTGGTGCTTTAGCTAATGCTCCTGGAATAGGATTATATGCTAAAGCAACGCAGATGGCTGCTAGTGCAGTAGCGTCGATAGCCAAGACATTTGGTTATTCACGCCCGAATAATATTTCGGAGATTCAACCGTATCGACCAACGTATATGGGGAATTTAGCTAACACTAATATGCCAGACTCTGCAACAAAACTCACACTCGACGCAAAACAAGAATTAACTTGTGATACACGAACTTTTGGACTTGATGGAACAGATGAGATGACTATCAAATCTATTGCAATGAGAGAAAGTTACTTGACACAATTTGGTTGGCAGGTCGCTGATAGCGCGGAGCAACTTCTGTGGAATACGGAGGTTTCTCCTGTTATTTGGAGCGAACTTACACCAGCTAGTGTTAAGGAGTATCACATGCCCGCATGTTGTTTTGCTGCTTTACCGTTCAAACATTGGCGAGGGACAATGAAATTTCGATTCCAAATCGTAGCTTCATCATTCCACAAAGGTAGGTTAAAAATCGTTTACGATCCATCCTTTCCTTTGACCAATGAATACAATACAAATTACACTCATGTTATCGATCTTGCCAAAGAGCGGGACTTTACAGTTGAGGTGGGTTGGGGCCAACAGTGGTCATTCTTGCAACACAAGAATATGACATTGAATGGCGGTCCAATCTACAGTACTTCTGCACTAGGTAGTGCACCAAATGTTACGGCAAATGGTATATTATCAGTGTATGTAGTTAACGAACTGACTGTTCCTAACTCTACAGCGAATAATGACATTAGTATTAATGTATTTGTATCGGCTGGAGAAGACTTTGAGGTTGCTAATCCATATGATTTAGACATTCGTGCCTTATCATGGTATCAACCGCAAGCTGGCGAGTATACTCCCCAATCGGGTGAGATGTCTCAACCAGATGCTGATCTTACTCCTGATGAATCCGCTCCCATGAAGTTAGAACCTTCGGAGACAATGGGACCTACTCTAACCTGTGAGGATCACACCTTAGATGTGTTCTTCGGGGATCCTGTTACTTCTTTTAGGCAATGCCTGAAGAGATACAATTATCTGCACTCTTTGCAGTTTGATAGTAATACGGGATTCAATAGATGGGTATTGAGTAATTTTCCAATGTATCGAGGTTATGCTACGGGAGCAGAACATCAAGCAGCAACACCGAGTGATCCCACTCCCTACAACTATGCTAAGATGACGTTACTAAACTATGTGACGCCAGCTTACACCTGTCGGAGAGGGGGAATTCGGTGGAAGTACATGTACAATGGAAGCATCGTTCGCGGTTCCGATATCATCGGATACATGGGTGTTGAACGAGATCCTTCCACAGGTAATGTGTACGGACAAACAACAGTCGTCCCTATTGGGATTGGGGATGGCACAATTTCGGAAAGAATTGCGGTGGAACTGTCGACCGCCGGTTCTGGCTGGCCCGGGTCACATGTGACCCCGATCCAGCAGAATGCAGCACTGGAGATAGAGCTGCCTTTCTATACCGAAGAACGTTTCATTCCAGGGAAGAAAGGGAATGTAACTAGCACGGGCACCAGAAATTTCTTTCATGATTTGACTTGTTACATTGACGCAAATGCTACATCTGATGTGGCATCTATTCGTGCGTATGTGAGCACCGGTGAAGATTATACCTTAGGGTTCTTCACTGGGGCACCAGTCGCGTACTTGCAGAGCGATCCTGCCGCAAGTGCACTTTAAATCCATTCGGTGACCGAATGGTAGGAATGCAATTTTACAATTGAGTAATCTAATGCTATATCCTTCGAGCTGAACGCTCTAGAAAACTATGACCTTGGTTTTCAACCCATGTGGAGCGTTCATCGCTCCTTATGGGAATAATTTTCCCAAGGTTACAAGTTTCTACAGTTGTACTGCTCGAGAATTCTCGAGAGAGAACGGTCTACTAAAGGTTTTCATATCTTTTTCCTAGCCCATTCCGTTCTCAAGGTCACTAGCGC